AGAATTTTATCCTGACTACTATTTTCAGCCAGGTTAAGATACTAATCTTTTCATACACTACGCTCAAAGTGCAATTACCGTCATCTTACAATGACAACTGGTGATCGTGTAACACCTACTGACGGCATTACAACCGTCGATGCACCCACAGCAACTCTCGAGGCTAAGCTTGACTCTTCGTCTACCGCTTACCTCAAAAGCGCGACCGACTTTCTCACTCAGAGTAGTCGGATTGGTACCTTGAGGACCAGCTACAAGGACCGCCGTAGATACGTCTACTTAAAGTCCCAAGCTATGTTTGACTCCCTTGTCGAGTTATACTCTCTTCTCTTTACCACCCAGTGGCAAGTTTTCCGCAGGTTTACTGATATTTTCGTTCCTCCTGCCAACGTTACTGCCACCCGCTACCTAGCCATGAACTACATCTCTATGTGGATTCAGGATACGTATGCGATGAACCGCGCTGCCCTCATGAAATTATCGGTGGTAGCTTTAAATGATCGCTTTCCTGTTGAGATACCCATTGTTGGTTATCAATACGACGCGTACCTCGCTCACCTGAGCGCCGCTCTCCGCCCAACCCTCACCAAACACATGATGGAAGACACTCTCTGGATCCCCTGCTTCACAAGGTCGCCCAACTTCCAAGTTGAAAGCCCCTTCGGGATTACCGGTTACGTCATCAACGACGTCATCTTTACCGGAGCGATGAACATCATGAAAGAACGCAAGCTTTGGAGGATCATTGATCTCCCAACCAACGTTCTCGGCCGTCCCAGCTGGCTTTTCGACTGGCATGACGATGATCGAGTCTGTGCTTGGTTCCCAATGGAAGGGAATTTCACAATGGATGATGTCACTATGGCATATATCCTTGGAGTCGCCTGTACTCCTAAACTCGCCCCATGCGATGTTGATGATTGGCAATACTTTCCCAACGATGTGGTCCCAGCCAACTTGGACCCCTATGCCTTTCTCCGTCTGACAAACAGACGTTTCCATGGAGGTTACGAGATTCGCACCCTCGACGCAGCTAACATGCCCGGCCAGACCGGAACAACAACTGACAGTCGTAAGCGCCCACGTCCCGGCGAGTCAACCTCAGCCCCTGCTCTCCCGCAGACATCGGAGCCGCAAACGCAAATGCAAGTCGACACTCCCCCAGCTCCCAAGCCAAGATTCCGTCTCGTAGACTGGACCTACCACTACTTGGTCGTTCTCAACAAGGAGGATCACACTCGCTTCGCTGCCCTCAAAAGCATCTGCTGGAACTGAACCCAGCAATTTAGTAATATTTATCTATTATTATGCTTTTCTCTGAACCCTCTCTCTGCAACTTTAAACTCTATTTCTTATGGTTTTCTGTTTAGACTTTATTTATTTAAGTATTTCGTACTTTAACTAACTATTCGTACTAACTATTTGTTTAACTAACTTTCTAGTTTGAGCATTGGTTTGCAAAATGGTTCAGGCCCACATTAAAGTGTGGGCTTAATTTACTGATTAAGCCTTCCCACTTTACGTAGGACCCGTGCT